AAGGAACTGGTTGATGTCTGAGTCACACCGCCAGTTTCAGGATCACCATAATTTGTGCCGGGAAAATTACGAGCTTTTAAAATAAAATTAGCTGCTGGATTATCGCTACCGGTGCCTGTAGACGTTCTAAACGTCAAATCAGGCAATATCCGTCGTATAAATAGGAATCCGTCGCCATCCTGTATGTCCATTTGACTTGATTCAATGTGCGCGGATATTGCACTGTCAGTGCTGCCGTCATCAAAACCAAACTCGTGGTTATATAAATAATTATCAGAGTGTGCCGCAATCGGAAAGTCGTTGATACCACGGTCTAGCCAAGCTGTGCGTGTCAGACTACCGATGTACCAGATCTGTTGTTCATAGTTATAGATAACGTATTTGTCGTTTTCGGTAGAATTTGCTGATGGATAGAACCACCATATCTCGCCAAAACTAGAGTTGACCCCTGCGATTACTTTTTCTGCTTGGTCAGTGTTGAAGTCGCTAAATACATGGTCTTTTACAGAGCACGGCAGCTTTTTAACTGATCCGTTGTACACATAAAACTCTTGCAGACCCATCCAAAATACTGTGTCGTCTACAGCAACAGCGGCTTGTGGACTACGGATGGTAATATTTTCAGAAATCATCTGCACACCAAAGGTGAACGGTGGGCCAAGGAACTGCATACTGTGAACAGACACATCGGTAATCACCAATATCTGCTGTCTGGTTTCTACGGCAGTTACAATCTCTGAACCCGAGCCTATGCGTAGATCACCGGCAGTATTGGTTGCTGATGGAATCCAAGTGGTCGGGTCTTCCTGACTACTGAATCGTATCAACAGTGGGTCTTGTGTGCCGATTGCACCTACAGCGTCACAACCAAAACAAATAACGTGGCGGTCTACGTCAGAAACAATAACTTTCTTAGCGACCGTAGGTGTTCCTGCGTCCGCGTTACTGCGTAAAGACAGTTTTGCTGCGCGAGCACCTGTTCCTCCACTAGCGTCCCAGTAAAAGATATCGCCATCACGGACATTGATAATCAGGTCTTCGCCAAAGTTGTCGTGTGTCCAGATACGAAGAATAGAAAATGCCTGGTTTGAACCAACCACATCTGCGTTACTGTTCCAGGTGCTACGGCCCCAGGTTCCTGCACCCCAACCATTGCCTTGCACACTGGTATCAAGGCCGGTGTTAATTTGGTATTCAGCCGCAACAGAACCTCCACCATTGCCTGTATCAGAAGAATTAGCTGTAACGGGCGTTCTGTTAATAGAGCCGTCATCAGTCAGCGATTGAATTGTGGTTTCCGCTACCCTCGCAATAATCGTGTAAGAGTTTTGATCAACAACACTTTGGATTTCGTATTCTTGGTTAAGGACATTCGCCGTGATGTTGCCGCCAAGACTTGCAGCACCGGTAAAAGATACAAAGTCCCCGGCGATTGCACCATGACCATTTTCAGTCACTGTAATAGTTGACGATCCATTGGAAGCTGCAAAAGTTGCATCTCCTGCTGATGTCGCTAAACGAGTTGGCGTAATATCATAAAAAACACCGCCTTCGTGAACGTAATACTTTTTGTTTGTACCAACACCTAAGTAACGGCTCTTATCTAGCGCAACAAAAGCGTGTAATGCTCTGGCTGTGCCAAGGTACGAGTTTGTCGCAAACTTCTGCCAGCCGCCTATTTTTTCCGCAAACCCTGCACGAAACCTAACTTTATCGCAGTCGTTCCAGCCTCCCTCGTTAGAGTACGAGGTAACCTCTTTCTGGATTCCTGGTCTGAAAGCAAGTTTAGTTAAAGGCATCAGATTTCATCAGGCCAATCGTGGATTGGTGCGTTCCCTGTCGGATCGCCATTGCTGTCCACAGGCACATCGTACAAAGCCATGAACTTTGCCAACGTATCACACGCTGTTATTGCATCTTCGATAGTTTTTGACGCAGTGCGGACAGCCGTTCTGTAATCTGTAACGGTACTTGGTATCGCTGTTCCCGCCTCTGTCTTGCGCGTAACGTACCAATCAGTTTTTGATAGTCTTGTTCTCGCTGTTTCTTTGCAGTTTCTGATTGCGACAGTTTTCAGTCCCTCCTTAATCATGACGTTTCCGTTTTCGTCTTTAATTTTATTACCATCATCATCGACAGATTCTCTATCATCGATAGGTTTTTCTATCAGATTCTTTTCTTCTGCATCCCATCCTGAGTAAAATCGATTGTCATACGGCTTTGGGTCAGCCACAAAGGTTAGCCCCATAGCTTTTTTCTTATCATCCGTCCACCTTGCCCACACCCCCGGATGTGTGACACCATTATTATCAGTGAATGACTTGCCTTCTCTAATAATTTTATCGCCTAATTTCCACATCACTCTGTTCCTCCGTTGGCGAACTTAAATGGTTGATCTGCGAACGCCATGTAAATATATGATTCACTTGTAGTATTGATATCTCCAGACCCACCACGAATCTTGAAGCCATTACTTAAAAATGAAATATCATGATTGGTTGCGTCTGTTTGCTCGGTTCCAGCCTCATTTGCCCTGAGATACACCCCGTTATCAGGTGTACGTTTGTTGTCATAAATGACCCAATCACGCCCAGCAGAAGTACCTTTGATCATCAACCATCCCACTCTGAATCCGGTGTAAACAAACGGAGAGGTGTTTTCGTAATCGCTTCCAACCACACTGTCGTCATAACTTCCAAACTTTGAATATCCTTCCTTTTCTGCAAACGCATAGCAAATCATGCTATCACCAGACCCATTGGTAGAATTGAACGTCCCTAGTTGAATTGTTGTGCTTGAAGGTGCGCCACCAAAAGCATCAGAATTAGTGAACACTGCATCATTTGTTTCGAGTTTCATAAATTGATTGGTTGATAAACTTTGATGATAGACAATCCAATTACCGTTTGTGAAGCCAGCCGCATCACCATCATCTCTGTTTTTCACGAAAAACCATGAGGGTGTGGCCCCAAGCCCGTGGGCAATAGTCCCACTGGAGCCTGTGCCAGTGTAAGAAATAATACTAAAGCCAGCCTCTGTACTGACACTTCCTGTTGAGTCAATCGTGCCTACATTTGTTACACTGGCATCATTAGAAAAACTTGTCCCAGCTTTCCACGCCCAAGCGATATACCTCTGTGCTGGGGATGCTCCCCTGTTTGTGCCGCCATCGCTTCCGGTTGTAAAACCATCTGAATCGAATGATTGTAGGGCGTTGGATGAGGTAAACTCTGCGTCCGTTTTGTTTGGGTGTAAAGTTTTCGTCGCGCCACGGATTGAGTCGTACATATAGTGGTCATCTGCATTGTCTCTGTTCTTGATCCAAACCCAGTTCGGGGCGAATGCGAATGACGATATTTCTTTGGTTCCGCCATCTCCTGTATAGGGTTGAGCGTCCCAATATTCATCAGGAGTTTCTCCAGCGGCAGGATCAATGGCTGGGTTTGGCAGATTTGCAGTCGACAGTTTTTCAAAGCCAGATGGCGGTGTGTATGCAAATGCATTCGCACCGTAGTTCCAAATCATCGTATTATTGTTTGCGGATGAAAAATCGCCTGACGCAAAGAAGTAGGTTTTTGTTGTATCGATTGCTCCAGTAATCGTTCCTTGACTTTCGTTATTCTTACGAAATTCTATCTCACCATCGTCCATATTGACGGCAATTCCGATGATATCTCCTACTGTGTAGGTCGCACCGTAAGCATTACCGCCTGAACCAGTGCCACCATTTACCAGTTTATTTCCGCTAATATTGTAGTATCCAATTTGACCGTCTTTACTTCCTAAATTATCGCCGTTCGCAACCGGAGCAACTCGCGTAATACCACAAAGCATTTGTGCGGCTGAGTTCGCTTCAAATTCAACTTCTGCATAGTACTTCCCAGAAGTCATTCCAATCGTACTTGTCGCAAAAGTTACGCTACTTGGTGAAATCTGTAAGTTGCCATCCGAAAATGTGCCGTTGAAAAATGTATTGGCGTTGACATCCATCGTCGCGTGATTGTCCGTAGGAGAATCAGTCATGACATCTGTTGATGCGATATTCGTGCTAGAGAAATGATTATTCTTGCCAGATGTATCCGCACCGACCGTACTTGAGGACGCTGATCCGGTAGAAGAATTTTTGAATTGTAGACGAAACGAATTAGCTCCTGCACTCGCATATAATCCAGAAGTATCTTTGGGAATCCAGATATCTTCTTTTAGCTCCCCGAAATCACTAGCATCACTCGATGATGAGCCACCGTCGATAAAATTGACCTCGGCAAGATACCCATCGAAAAACGCATCTTGGCTTGCCGCTTGTCGGCATCCAATTGTGTGCTGTACAGCAGTGTTGAACTGGCTTACATAATTGTGTGTGAGGTTTGAAACATTACCAGTGAATGCAGTTATTTGAGTTCCATTGACATACAATCTAGCTCGATCCGTTCCATCTGTCGGATCGTTATCCGTAGAATCGAACTGCCATACTATGTTGTACCAAGCGGCAGTGTCTCGAAACAAAGTATTCCCTGTTCTAGAAATGACTTGCGTTCCGCTGTTATAGTTCTGAAAGGCTATTTCATTCCCAAGAAATTCTAAACCACCAAAATTATTAAAATCACTATGCCCAGCACTGAAAAAGTACATCTCGCCACTACTTAAATTACCTCTTTTAACCCAACACGAAAATGTAAATTTTTCCTCTGTTCCCGCGCTAGATGGAGTAAAAGACAAAAACGGTGAATCATCATCGTTGAACCGCAAAGAGTTGCTGATCTCAAACGGATAAAATGCTGTTGCCGCTTCTCCTGCCCCTGCCGCTTGGATTATGCTCATAGTTCGCCCCTAAGTCAGTATGGCTGTCGCCCCGACTAGAATAGTGTTGGCTCCACTAGCCGCAGTAACGTAATACGTCAAGAAATAAGTGCCTGTTGTACTAAGAGAGGTTAATACACTAGCATTAATTGCAACAGCGGTATCAGCCGAGACTGAGCGATTCGAATCGTTTACAAACTTAATACAGCCAGATTGACCAGCGGCGACGTTAGAAAAGGTCAGCGTAACATCCCCTGATGTTGTGGTTGTAAAATTATTACCAACAGCTAAATCATAGGTTGCATCATTTTCAGCAGTGATGGTCGTGCCAACGGCTCTACCAACAACATCGACATCATTACTTACAGTTACTTTAGTAGAAGCAGTTAAGTCTATAGTAGGTGCAGTTATTTCTACTTCTGTATCGGCATCTATGTCTAGCTGACCATCTGTGCTTGAGTTTATAGCTAAAGCACTGTCTCTGAAGGTCATCTTGATTGCGTCATTGAGAAGCAATGCCGTATCAGCAACATGAGTCACGGTCACATCACTATCTGCACCAAAAGACAAAACAGCCGCATCTGATTTAAGTTTTACATCATCTGTAAACTCAACATCGTCTGTGCCTGTGGGGATCGCAATCACGGTAGCATCAGCATCATTTTTTATACTGACATCATTGGTAGAGCCTTGGCCGGTTATAATACAACCGTCTGCCGATGCAAATCCCAATGCCGCACTATCTCCAGCAGATGTATCACCTGTAGCGTTCAATGTCCCAGCGGCTGTTATGTCGCCAGCGACACTAAGGGCTGTTAGAGCATCTACAACAGCGGCTCCACTCCCAGCTCCATCTAAATAAACCACTGAACATTTTCCAGCGGGGATGGTCACGGTCGATCCAGACCCTTGCTTAATAATAATGTTTTGAGAACCGCTGGTTGCGTTCTCAATAATATGAACTCGACTAATGGTGTTTGGAGTGATTGTGATAGTACAAGCTGAATCTAGAGTTCCTGTGTACTGAACGAACATCGCACGAACTGGATCGGTCGCACCATCTGCTATCTCGCTGGTATGGGTATCGGCGTTTGTAGTAATTGCTTCTGTGCCAAAGCCCAGTGCTTCACCGATTAACTCAAGATTCGCATTGGTCTTGGTTCCCCACGTTCCTGAGTTTTCGCCAGTTGCCATCTCCTCTAGTCGGAGATCATTTACAAAGGTACTAGCCATCTAAATCACCTTACTACAATTTCTGTGTACGTTGTCCCCGGCGAAGGAACTATCGTAGTGTACGTTGTCCCTGGCGCAGGTATTATTTCTCCCCATATTAAAACACCCTGTGAAGAGATTGAAGCTGTCGCGGCTAAACCTGTCACTTCGGTGTTGGCATCGCCCGTCACACTAGTTGTGCCCAACGATGATGTCATTCCACTAATCGTATTTGTGGTAAAGAAACTACCTAGAGTTGCCGTACCAGAAACACCATTCTGTGTTTCAAAAACAATTCCTAAACTAGCTGTTGTTCCAAAGCCGCTAACATCGACATCGGCATCGATATTAACTGTTAACGACCCGACAGATGCCGTAGCATTGGTTCCAATCGCTACGTCTTCGCCCCAGCCGCCTTCGCCCCAGCCAGTAGTGGACGAGTTCCACCCTAGTCCGAGCGAGACAACGACGCTAGTCATTACGCGATCCTGATTATCGCGTTACTCGCATCCGCTGTTGGAAACACAATCGTAAAATCACCAGAGCTTGCTGCTTTATCAGCACCAAAGTCCAGAACAGCCACAGTTGGATCACCACTTGCACTGTCGTTAAATATTAACCCGCCACGCACAGCCGAAATTGTTACGTTTGAAAACACTTCATCTGCAAAATCAACAAGAGCCGTTGTGCCACTTAGGGTAGGGTTTACTGGGTTTAGTGCCTGTCCCTTAGCAGAGTAATTGGTTCCGCTAATTTCATTACTTGTGGTATATGCTGTAGTTGCTGCCGTAAAACTAGCATTGTTGTCATACAAAGCTATGTTAAACGTGTTCCCACCACTCGCTAAAAAGTTATGCTTCCCTTCCAACAATTCTTGCTTGAAGGAACTACATAAAAAGTTTCCAGTAAAAGCCATCACAGTCTCCTTATGTATTCAGCCAACTTGTCATGGCCTGAATCTTTGATTGCATTATACACAGTCGTTCGATCTGAACGAATTGCCTGTTTCATATACAAAACAATGATTTTTTCAAGATTCGCACGAAAAGCATGAGCTTGCTCTCTTACTTCTGGCGTGGCGTGGTCAGATATGCTGATAATTTTATTAACACACCGGGCCGTAACCTCTTCAGGGGTTTGACCTCTGTTATCAGTTGTTTGTATCTCAACCTGAAACGCCGGTCCAAAGTCCATGCTCATGCCATTCATCATTGTTTAGGTCTCACTATTTTACCTACTCGATATTCATGTGTAACTTCTTTAGCCTCACCTAATCCTTTCAAGGCTGTAATCGATTCAATAAACCGATTATTGTAATTTTGTAATACGTCTGCCTCTCCTTTCATAAAAGTATATGCCTCGTAAAGAGAGCCATACAAAAGAGCAAGTTCCGCGTTTTCTGAAAGCCATGTTGTGCCGGAATCCCCACCTGTCGTTAAACTTCCTGGTCGGTAGTAATAGTGTAGTTCAACAGCAAGAGCACTAGCAGGGGTTGGTGCAATAATAAAGTTGCTCACATCAAACACTGCGTAATATCTGGGAGTGCCTGTTGTAGCAGGATTAGGCGTAAACTCTTGTAGATAGTTAACGTCTTTAAAATCTAAAAAATTTTTATTACTGCTACTGTCAGTAAAAGATAGAGAAAAGGGTGCTAAAAAGTCACTTGGTATTGCTAAAAACTGATCTGACGCACTAAAATTAGCTGTTACGTTTTTACGAAAAAACGATAATTGAACGTTTTTTAAGATACGTTCTTCTGCTGCTCTGATAAACAAAGAAAGATTGTTAACGAACGTAGTCTCTGTGTTCTCCGTATAGTCTTGTATCGCTGTTTTTAATGTTGCAAATGTAAAGCTCATGTCGTTACCGTAACCTCACCCACCTGACCAAAAGATATTAATCGAGTTGTAGGTATTCCAACTGTATCGGTAAATAAAAAAACACTTAGAACCTCTGTGTTGTCTGGTCGGGGTTCTCGTAGTGCTTGTGGATCAGAAATAATTCTAGGAGATTCTAACTGAGGATGTTTAGATTCATATTCATCCGGCCCCACAAGAGCACCGTTCCATTCTTTTTTCATATCTCGCAAACGATAACGAAACCCAGAACGATCTGATATTCCATAAGCCTTTTTACCATACGCAAACTTACCCATGTTACATCCTTATGTACTGTATATCAGGCTGCAACTTTAAAGAGACCCGATCTTCGTCTTCGTCAGCGGCACGTTGGAACTCTTCCTCATACACGTTTTTTAAAAGTTGAACTCTTTCTGGAGCACGTTTAATTGATAAGTAATACGCCAATCCAGAAACCATGCAAGGGATAAAACGAAAAGGCACATCCGTATTATTAGTCAACGCATCCGCATCTTCTATTCTAGTTACATAATAGTAGACTAATTGGTCTGTGCTATTTTCAGGTGTAGGCCAAAGAATAATTTCAGGACTTAGTTGTCTGTTGAAATAAAATTGAGAAGGACGACCTGTAGTAGTCTTGTTGGGAATGTTTAAATATTCTCCTCGACTCATACGATTTATTTGAAAGTCTGTGCCCGATCGACTAACAACCATTTCAAGTATGTCATTGATAGGAGAAGCTAAACCGTTAGAAGATGTATATGTAGCGGTTCCGCTTGTTAACGTAAACGTGGCTTGCTTAACAGTCCAAAGATTAACTCCACGGTTAGCCCATTCCGAAAACATGATGTTTAAAGATCTTCTTGCTGTTTTAGCATCATATCCCGTGCGTAACTCTAAACCACATCGCTCATACGCCTCTTCTATAATGTCTGCGACATCTAGTTCAAAATCTTGTGATCCAGAAGTAGCCATAATTATTCCTCCACACCCGGAGAGTATAGATTATCAAATGTAATATTAGGATCAGTATATGAACTATGTCCTTCAGCAGAATGAATATACTGACTAGGACGAAAATCTGGTGGCCCTTCTCCGGTATTCCACAAAGCAGGGGACGTTGCTCTTGCACGATTATTCGGCAGGGCGATAATGTTTCCGGACCAGGGGCCTTCTGTCAGATACAAAAGATGACTCTGTTTGTGCTGATCTGGAGAATCTGCAATTGCATTTCCGGTGTAGTCTATACTCATCATATACCGCGCTTCATAAAATTCGTGATTAACCTTTGCAATCCAGGGGCTTGAACTAACTCGATCGAAAACAACGACTTCATGTTCACGAGACTCGCAGTCCCAAGGCTGACATAAATGATCTTCCATACGTTCCGGCCACTCTTCAAGCTCAATATCAGCAACTAATGCTTGAATAGGCATTCGAGCCCACATGGCTCCGCCGTGAACATTAATTTCGTCTTCCTCATCAGAGTCTGTTATACCAGTAAAAACGACCTGAAAACTTAACGATCTATCGGGAATGGTGTTTACTGCAATAGCTAACGCATGAAGAAACTCTCCATGATATCGGTCATGATTACAGGTAAACTCCTTCCGCACCCAGCATTTAAAATACGGGATGTTGCTTATTAAATTTGCCATCTAGCGAACTTTGCCGCCGCGCTTCATACCTTTAGCTTTTTTCATAGCCATGCCACCACCCATCATTTTACGGACAGTTCCGCCTTTGGCTTTCTTCATGACTTTACCACCTTTGGCTTTCTTCATAAGATCGTTAGCTCCTTTTCCGTCTGCAGCAAACGCAGGGACTTTTTTACCGCCAACCATCTTCATGGGCATTGCAGCACCACCGCCTTTCATTTTAGCGACCATTTTGTCATC